TGTGGGTATCCTTCTTTTTTATATTAGAAATTATCTATGGCTTACACTTTAAAGGATCTAATGATCCAACAATTGAAACCAAAGTTTCAGGCACCACCAACAAAGCCACCAAAGCCACCAAAGCCCAAAGCAACTAAGAAAAAAAAGAGGACAAAAAAATGAAGAAGAAAAAAACTAAGAAAAAAACTCGGAAGAATCTTCTTATCAAACTCGGTGAGAAGATGTTCAAAAAAGAATCTGAAAGAAAAAAAGGAACAGACTGGTATATACAACAGCTAAACAATCTTTAAAGAAGGTATTTAAACAATGACTGCTGTAGCTACAACTGAACTAGAAGCAATCAACATTATGTTGGCTGCTATTGGTGAAGCACCTATTAACTCTCTTTCAGGAACCTTACCTGTTGATGTAAGAGTTGCTCAAAACACTCTGACAGAAACAAATAAAGAAGTTCAATCTGAAGGATGGTCTTTTAATACAGAAATAGATGTTGTATTAACTAAAGATAATTCTACAAATCAAATAGCTTTAGCTAATACCACAATTAGAGTTGATCCTAATGTTCATGATCATCCAGATGTTGATGCAATACAAATAGGATTAAAACTATATGACAGAAAAAAACATACTTATGAATTTAGTGAATCATTAACAGGAACTGTTGTTTATTACAGACCTTTTACTGATATTCCTGAACCAGCAAGAAGATACATTTTAGTAAAAGCTGCAAGAGTTTTTGTTGATCGACTTGTTGGTGATCAAGGCTTAAGAACTTTTACACAACAAGATGAAATACAAGCAAGATCAGTACTAATGGAAACTGATTTAGCTAATGCAGATCATAATTTACTTAGAGGTGATCCTTCTTTAACTTCTGTCTTTAGTACTTATTCACCAGCCAATGCACTAATTAGGTAATCATGGGCATTATTTCAAGAGCTATCCCTACTCTTTTAAGAGGAGTATCACAAGCTGCTGACTCAACAAAACAACCTGATCATGCAGATCTACAAGAAAATGCTGATAGCTCTCCAGTACAAGGATTACAAAAAAGAAGTGGAGTTAAGTATGAAACAGTCTTAGCAAACTTTCCTACAGCTTCTAATGTTCATGTTCATACGATTAATAGAGAAGTAGGGTCACGCTATGTAGCAGTCTTTAGTGATGAAGCTGTTAAAGTTTATGATATTAATGGAACAGAAAAGACCGTACACACACCTGATGGTGTTGCTTATTTAGATACATCTAATCCTAGAGGAGAAATAAAAACAGTTACAATTGCAGACTATACCTTTGTTGTTAATACAAGTAAAACAGTAGCTATTGATAATGCTGTTAGTTCAGGTGGAGGTACAGGAGCAATAGTATTTGTTAATCAGGCTTCTGCTGAAACAGATTATACAGTCACAGTTAACAGTACAACTGCTACCTATAACACAGGTACAACTAACCTAAAAACATCAGTAGTAACAGGAAAATTAAAAGATAAATTATTAGGTCAAAACGGTGAAAGTCCTACAAGTGGATCTGCTTTAAGTGGTTTCACTATTAGTCAAAATGGACCAGTTCTATGGATAAGAAAAAACGATAGTTCTGATTTTAGTATTGACACAAGTGATACTCAAGGTAATAGAAGAATTACTTTAGTTAAAAATGCAGTACAAGAGTTTAATGAACTACCTACTGTTGCACCTAATAATTTTGTTGTTGAAATAAAAGGAGATGACTCTAGTAATTTTGATAATTACTATGTGAAATTTGTTACTAATAATGGAGGAACTTTTGAAGATGGTCAATGGGAAGAATCATTAAAAGCAGGTATCACTTATAAATATGACCATACAACAATGCCTCATGTATTAGTCAGACAAGCTGATGGTCATTTTAGATTTGCTAAAGTTGATGGTGATACATATACAGTATCTGGTGTTAATTATACTTTGCCTAAATGGGGAGAAAGAACTGTAGGTGATTTAGATAGTGCTCCTACTTCATCTTTTGTTGGAAATAAAATCAACAATGTTTTATTTTTTAGAAACAGATTAGGCTTTTTGTCTAATGATAATATTGTTTTATCTAGAGTTTCTGAGTTCTTTAATTTCTTTCCAGAAACAGTAACTACTGTAATAGATAGTGATCCTATTGATGTAGCTGCTTCACATACAAAAGTAGCTATTTTAAAACATGCAATCACAATGGGAGAACAGTTAATATTATTTTCTGATCAAACACAATTTGTATTAGAAAGTTCAGCTGATAATTTAACTCCTAAAACAGCAAACGTTATTGTAGCAACAGAGTTTGAAAATAGTCCTGATGCAACTCCTGTAGGATCTGGTAATAGTATTTATTATTTAACACAGAAAGGATCATATGCAGGTATTAGAGAATACATCACTCAGGAAAATGTTGCTATCAAAGATGCTGCAAATATAACTATACATATACCAAAATATATACCTGCTAATATTTATAAATTAGCTGTTTCTACAAGTGAAGACATTCTAGTATTACTAGGGACTGATAACCCTAATAAATTATATATTAACCGATGGTTATTTGGTAAGACTAATGAGAAGATACTAAACTCATGGTCTACTTTTTCTATTAATTCTTCTCGTTCAATTTTAAATATCGACTTTATTAATAGTGATTTATATTTAGTTATTAGAGATGCTAACAATTTGACAACTTTAGAAAGAATACCTTTTGAACCTGATTACAAGGAAGCAAATTCAACTTTTCAATATTACTTAGATCATAAACTTACAGAAGCTACTTCAGGGGTTTCTGTTGCTTATAACAATCAAACAGATACAACAACATGGACTTTGCCTTATAGAACTTATGCAAACATGGCTGTTGTTGGAAGATATTTAGCACAAGGAGAAACAAGTACTTATGTTGATACACAAGGAGCAAATCAAACTTTAAAACCTGGGCAATTAGTTACAACAACAACAACAAATACAAGTGGTGCAGCTTATTCAGTTAATGCAGAAGGTAACTACACAGGTTCAAAAGTAATTATTGGTGAACCATATGAAATGCACTATCGCTTTACTAGACAACGTTTAACTGAAAAAACTACTACTGGTACTGGTAGTGAATATATAGGTGGTCGATTACAACTACATCATTTTTATATTAAGTATGAAGATACAGGACA